TCGGTGGTAAAGATGCGGGATTAGGTCTCTTCACCCATGCTCCATTTATCCAGTCATATGTTGTGACGTATGGTGAGCTACTGTGTGCCACTGCCATAACAGTGCCATTAGGTGTTAGTGCTACACTGTATCCAGTGCTAGGCGGTAAGGATGCAGGATTGGCGATTCTAGAATTACTTTCTTGTTTTTTAATATTTGTAATATAATCTGAGACGGTCAAACCATCCTTTTTAATAACTAAACTGCTTTGCCTAATATTGGCGGAAGGTAGCATAAAACTTTTCGTAACCCCATCGCCACTTCCAATATTGACACTCGTGTAAGGTTGACCTGAAAATATACCAGATACTGGTAATTTTAGTCTAAATAGATCCGTAAAGTCTAAATATTTAACATTGCCATTTCCAGATGTAGTTCCAAACCTTGCCGTATTTGTTCTTCTTTTTCTATTTGAGACATCTGAAGTCCATGAAGCTGAGACTGTCCCCAATCTTGAAAATGGTTTTTCAATTGTACTTAACCCAAAAGAGCCAGATGGAGCACTACCTCCAGTTAAATAATTGATTAATTGATTGTTATTGGGTATACCAATCAACTTTAACTCTGGAATAGTATTTGTAAATGTTATAAACACTGTTGCAAATATAGTGATTACATCCGTATCACTTTTAGTAATTGAGATTGCATTACCCTCACTATCCTTAAGCATTGCATGAGTGACTAGGCTGTTAGCTGCTGAGTCAAATGCAATTCCAACCTCAGTAATCGTTGACCCTACAAATTCTTCGGGATTGAGAACTATTTTCCTTTTCCAACTTGAAAGAGGTAGTGCCTTTATGATTTCCTCGGTTACTGCAGTTTTAGTACCTAAGTGAGTGAATAGACTTGTCCGATTAGTAACTGGGGTTCCACTTCCAGTACCAAAGTGAATATTAGAAAAATAACGGTTGCCAGCACATAACCTTGTCCACATTTGGTCTAGAATAATATTTTCAGCATATCCAACCCATTCACCATTTACATAGACATCAAACCTATTATGAATATTTACTTTTTGCTTTATTTCCATTACTTTCCACCTCCTATACTTTGGTTGCCATAAAAACTTTTCTTTTCCATATATCATTCCCCCTTACAGTGGATTATGTCCAACTTTAGTTACTACAAAACTAATATCCATTATGCTTGTTTCAAGGTTCTCTCCACCATTATATGCGTTACTATAATGCACTTGCGTAACATCAAATGTTATATCCGTTACTGTTACGTTAAGATTCTCTTCAGCAAAACCCTCTGGTGGTGTCAAGTCTGGCGTGAACTCATACGTAAAACTATCTATAGCGAATCGACTGCCTTGGTTCAAACAATCCAATTCCACTACAGTTCTGTCATAAGTCACAAACAAATTACCAGACGCACCATTGAAGTTAACTAACGTTAAGACCAACTCACTATTATCAACACCAGCAGACGTACTCACAATATCAAACGATGTTTCCAACGAATCTTTAACTGAGAACGCTGGACCCACTGCTGACAAATCATAGTCTATGATATGACTAAACTTTATCCTTATCGTATACTCATCATCATTGCTGATACTTAGAACTTCCGGATATATCGGTTCCGCTACATTGAACCATACATCAGTAATTCCTGTTTCTATGTGCTCATCACCATACGTGTCATGGTACGTTATCGGTACTACTTCAAACGTAATATCTGTGATACTTGTAGCGAGATGCTCTGCTGGGGAAGCCATGCCGCCCCAGTTACGTGGTGTGACTAACCAGTGGACTTGACCCATACTATCTTCAACGACAAAGCCCATTCTATAATCATTCGTGATAAACAGATTCACGTTCACTGCTGTGCCAGTAAAGTCCGTTAGTTCCCTTTCAGGTTCCCATATTTCCGTGTAATCTTCTTGAATACAGTAGTTTCTATAGTATACTTTTCCGTCAGTCTTGATGTATGCAACCACCACACCTTGGTCTAAATAATGAATCACTGTGTTTTTCCATGCTCGTATCATCCTAACTTTGGACACACCACTCGATAACTGAAACTTGGTATCATGCTCATCCCACTTCTGTACCCATAAGTCGCCATTTCCATCAACCCATGAAACATAAGGCTTTTCTTCTGTAACCAACCTGAACAAATTCCGATATCTTTGCCACTCACCGTTGAAAGCTATTGCTACTGAGGTGCCAGTTCCTAATGAAAATTGGTCTTGCCACCCATCTTTCAACCTATCTGGATACTCACGAATCGCTGTCTTGACTTCACCGTTATGAACGTGTATTTCATAAATCCTGTTAGGTGGACCATAAGGTCTAAAGTGTCTAGGGGCAACGGATATTTCCCCTAGTCCACTCGTTTCTCTTATCGTTTCAACTGTCCAGTACGTACTATCATCCACCGTATTCTTGGCTCTAGTCACATAAACATCCATGCTTATGTTGGAATTGTTGTAGGTGGTCTGGTGCTTGCTGTTTAATTTATCAATGATAGACTGAGGTAAATTTCTCACAGAACCACCTCACTTATCACGTTTATAAGGAATTCACCACTATAGTAATCTACAGTAACTCTTTGCCAGTCAATTGGAGCATCAATGAACCCCGTCCACTCTTTACCATATACTACTACCTTAATTGGTTTGGAAATTGCTTCTGCATAGTCCAAAGTCTCAACCCCTGCCCTATCACAAGAAACAGCTATCTTAAGTGTTCTTGCAGGCTCTCCAACATTCTGAAAGTGGTACGAACCATCTATCAGTCGGTTTTTAATCTTTATAGAATCCCATCCTGGTGTAGCATCATGAATGTGGTCAGAGATGAGGTTCATTTCTAAATCATATACGCCAACAATCATGCTCTGACCTCCCTTCTGATTTCATTGATAACAGCATCAACAATTTCTTCAAACCCTTGTTGAGGAGACTCAACAATGACTCTCAATGTTCCAAAGTGTCTGTGTTCTACGACTTTAGGTGTACCCATCCTGCTGGCTATCATCTCGGCTAGCTTGCTTAACACACTGTCAGACAATGGTATAACTGCTTCGTCGTACCTGCCCTCACCAATGATTGCAGGTGTCGGGTTTCCAGCCCTGATAAATCCACCTCTGGCTAGGTAAGGTATCTTAGGAATGTTGAAACCTATGGTATCTCCACCTTTACCACCTATAAGTGGAACCCAATCAGGCACCTTAGGTATCTTAATCTGCACCCTGTTCAAGGCTCCTATCAGCCCATTGATTATGCTGATAATCCCATTTACAGGTGCTTTGATTATGGTCACCATGGAATCCCATATGCTCTTGGTTGTGTTCTTTACACCGTTCCACACGTTGGTGATAGTGTTCTTAATCCAGTTGAATGCTGTGCCTATGGTATTCTTTATACCATTGACGATACCTGTAATCACGCTCACGATACCATTCCAAACCGTACTGGTAACATTATTTATGCCATTCCAAACGTTGTTAATAACGTTCTTGATTGCTTCAAGTGCCTTGTTGAAAATCTGCTTGATGTTCTTCCAGGTGTTGATGAAAAACGCTTTTATCTCATCCCAGTGGGTGATAATAATCCCAATTGGGTGGTACTTCATGAACAAATCTATGATGAAACTCAAGGCTGCATTGAAGATGTTCTTTATGCTCTCCCAGATGTTTGTAAAGAAATCAGCTATCGCCTGGAATACTGACGTAACCGTCTCTTTGATACCATTCCAGATACCAGATAAGAAGTCAGATATGGCTGTCCACACGGTTGTTACCACGTTCTTGATACCTTCCCAGATACCTGTGAAGAAGTCTGCTATCCCCTGGAATATGTTCATGGCTGTCTCCTTTATCCACTCCCAGCTATTGGATAGCCACTGACTCACGGTATCCCAATTCTTCCACAGGAGGACTATTGCGGCAATCAGTGCCATTATCCCAGCTATTACCCAGGTGATTGGGTTCGCTAGGAGTGATGCATTAAACAGATTGCTCACTGTGGTTACTGTAGCCCATGCAGTCTTAAGTTTAGTAAATATCCCTATCATGGTTCCTATTGCTCCTACTACCTTACCTAAGATTACAAGAACTGGTCCAACTGCTGCAACTATGCCCAGTATGGTGATAATCGTTCTTTTAGTACCTTCGTCCAACCCAGCAAACCACTTTATCAAGTTGCTTATCTTTTCCCCAAAGCCAGATAAAAGAGGAATTATTGTGTCTCTCAGTATAGGTGCCAATTGCTCCCCTATCTGTATCATGATACCTTCCATCTGAGACTTTAAGGCTCTAAACGCACCTGCTACGTTATCTTCCATGATATCTGCCATCCTCTGTGCAGCCCCTTCAGAGTTGTACATTGCTTGCTCCAGTTCCTTGTACCTTTCAGAACCTGTTGCCAGCAAGATGTTCACACCTCTCATAGCTTCGGAACCGAACACTGCACTTAATGCTGCGTCTCTTTGTGCTGTGGTCATGTTTTTGGTGGCTTGTTCCACGTCAGCCATGATTGAACCTAAGTCTCTCATGGTACCGTCTGCATTGTATAAAGCAATGGACATATCCCCTACAGCAATAGCCCCATCTTTTGCTTTGTTCCTCATATCTCTCAATATAGCATTGAATGTGGTTCCTGCCATGCTTCCTTTAACACCACTATCAGCAAATACACCTAAGATAGCTGCAGTCTGTGCCAAGTCCATTCCTGCTGCATTTGCAGTAGAGGAAGCATATTTCATTGCTTCACCAAGTTGCTCAACATTGGTGTTACTCTTGGAACTTGCTGCAGCAAATATATCTGCTGCCTCACCTGCTCTCTCTGCACTCATTTGGAAACCACTCATGGTATCGGTAACAATATCTGCTGCAGTTGCCAAATCCATGCCTGCTGCTGTTGCAAGGTTCAACATACCAGGAGTGGCACTTAATATCTGATTAGTATCGTAACCTGCAAGTGCCAAATAAGTCATTGCATCTGCTGCTTCACTTGCAGAATATCTGGTGGTAGCACCAAGGTCTTTAGCTAAGTCTCTCAGCTTTTCCAGTTCTTTGCCAGTAGCACCACTGATAGCAGCAACCTGAGACATGCTGTCGTCGAACTTAGCCATAGTTGCAACTGACACTGTTGCAAGTCCTGCTAACGGTGCAGTTACATGGGTAGAAAGAGTTTTGCCTGCATTGGTCATAGCTTTGCCTGCATTTTGGAAACTCTTCTCAAGGTTCTTGGTAGCCTGCTCCCCTTGCTTACCTATATTGTTAAGAACATTGCTGGCTTGGTCTACTGCTCTAACAATTATTTCCATAATGTTAGACATTCACTCACCCCCTTCTTCTGGCTTCTACCATCTTTCTGAGAATATTGCTTTCTCCTTCCCCTCCCCCTCTTACAGCTTGTGTAGAAGTTGGAAGAGAAGGAGAAGCCTGTTCTTGCATCAAATGCATATAGTTAATCGCTTCAATAAAAAATTCTACTTGTGCTGGTGTCATGTCCACTTGAGACTTTGCAAAAGGTATCCCTGCCAGGTGCAGTTGGACTATCCTTTGCCCCTCATCACTCCTGGCGAAAGTTGCGTGCTTCTTCAGCACCCTCCTCTGTAACTCCAGAGATTTTGAAAATAAACTCAGCAATATCATCAACAACTCCAACTGGTCTTAGCTGTTTAACTTCCTCAACCGTCCATTGGGTGTCAGGACTGGTGCTTAACCCCCAGGCAACAGCTTTAGCCTTTGCCTCAAATTCCATGAGTTGAATTCCCTCGAAGTCAATTTCCACCTGTAGGTTCTGCTGCATAGATTTAATATCCAAGTTGCCACTTTTGTTAAAGATAGGTCTGCCTTTAATTTTAGCTCCATTACTTCTCAATGCTTCTATTTCTGCCCATTCGCCTTCAGTTAAAGGTCTCACATCTACCTCTCCACCCAGCTTATCAAAGTACTGGGTTTTGACATTATTGACTCCTTTCAGTATATCAGCTTTCGTCAGCTTTGCCATTAATCTTCACCTCCAACGTCGTCGACAATCGACACATACATATCTGTGGTTATTGGAGTGGTGCCATCATTCAAATACATGCTGCCCATGTATGCCTTGGCACTAATCTCCTGTACCAATTCGTCTCTGCCTGAAGGTTGAAGGTTTACACTCGTGTGAATGACTCTCGGTAGCTTGATTACCATACCCTTACCTCCACCTGCATCAAAGTTGAACTCCAGGCTATATTCTTGAGAACCTGTCTCACTTGGTCCAAGAGAACCACCCCAGAACCTTTCAAGCTGGCTGGTATCCTCAAAGAACATACTGCTGGATAGTGTTATCTCCCTCTCTGCAGCCAATAGCTTTCTTGGGTATCTACTGCCAATACTCCTTCCACTTGCTGCATCAATACCGTTACTGATTGACAAAGTGAAGCTCTTCACCTGGGAGGAAATGTCACTACCATCTAAGTTCATGGTTACGTCATAAAACGCCAAAGGATAGTCTGCAGGTAGTTTCAGTTCGTGTTGTTCCTTGAGAACTGCCTTGCTATCCTTCACTGCAACCAGTTCTGCTGTTGCCTGGCAGAAACTGTCCTCAACGGATATCTCCAGGCTGTTAATCTTACATCCAGTGAACACGTGTTCAAACAAGTCTTTACCTAACCTTGCTGTGAAACTCGGAAGGTCGGTGTTGTCACTGGCATAAATCTCATGCAGGTTATCCAGGTCGGTAAACACATATTCACCCAGTGTCCATTTCAGTAACCACCTGATAGTCTTGATGTCAAACGCATACACAATGTTACCACTTGGACTGTAGAACCCAGGTCTGTGCATTCTTGCTCCCCTACCCATACTGGACTCAAAGTCTAAGTGGGTGTCAGAAGGTGAGTCAAGAGAAGCACTTGCTATATCTACATGAAACTCTGCTTCTGCAGGCTCGGCAAACGTTGTCTCTTCTGCCAAACCCAAATACCTTAATATCTTTGCCATGTTAATTCACCTCCAAATTTATGGCTCCAGGATTGTGAATAGTACCTCAACGGTTGCTGCTGCCCCGTGTAGGGAACCCTGCTGGCTGTTTGGTCCACCAGCTTCGAACCGTAGGCTCTTTGTATCCTGGACAAATTGCCTCAAGCCTAATGAACGGTCTTTCAAAATAACACTTCTCACTTTAGCAGCCAACTCTGTTGACTTCTTGTACCCTTCTTCTGGGTCATCTTCCTTCACGGTTACTACACATATTACAGGCAACCTCCATTGTTCTGCCAGTGTTCTGGGTGAAGCTTCAGCCCTAGCAACGTCTGTAAAAACGAACACAGAAGGAGTCTCTGGCTTAGGTCGTGTCTTATCCCCACGGATAACCGTTTTAACTTCTTCCAGCAATCCCCCTTCCGTGACTTCAGTTTCGATTACTCCAACTATTGCATCCAGTATTTGGTTGATTGCCTGGTCTAGTCTAATTCTATGTGGCATTATAACCCCACCTCCCTTAATGCTCGGCTTATGAACTCATCACTTCTGTTACTCGCCTGTTCAATGGCACGGTCTGCATAAGGATTAGCTTGAGTTCCTGGATGTATAACCCTCTTTACAGGATGTTCAGCTCCCTTCCAATACAAAGCCTTTTTTCTCTTTGGCTTGATTTCGTGTGGTTTAGTACCTTCATGAACTGCCAGTGCATACTCAACCCCACTCCATATCCTGTAAGACAGGTCATCCACCTGGTCAAGTTGGAATGAACCAACCAGCCTACCGTGGTCTACAGGTGCTTCTTTACGGATATTGCCCCATACTTCGGTAGCTGTGTACTTGATAGCCAGGGAAATTGCCTGTCGTGCAACTCTTATAAGCCTGTCAAAATCCTCTTGGCTCCACCCCTCTATCTTAATATCCACTGGTTCACACCTCCTCCTCCTCCTTCTTGACTACCATCATGCCAAAGCTTGGCTTTCTAGGATATCTGGAAAGGTCTTTCTTTATTGCATCAGTAAACACTTGGTCATCTACCATCTGAATCTTATAATCATCCACCTGAACAATAGTGCTTTCCCTCCTGAAGGAAGCCTGAGCAATCACGTTAGCACACACTCTCATAGCAATATGGTTAATCCCAGGTGGCACTTCGGTACGCTTACCGTCTTCCACCTCCTGGTGGTAATTACGGTTTCGGTCTTGGTCGATGATATCCTTAATCTGCACCAACCAGCCCTCTATTACCTTCTTGAGTTCTTCATCGCTTTCTAATCCAAGGTCTTGAGGATGAACACCTGTATACTGTATCACCTCATCTGCAGTGCTATAGAATTGTGGCATTCATATTACCCCCTTTCCTTGAATTCCTCATACAACTCCTCGTGTGTCTGTCTAACGTGTGCCATTAGTCCTTGTTTGCTCTTACCTACATAGTCTTCACAGTAAGGACACGCAAATTCTGGTACATCAGGTTTATCAGGCTCCACAGAATGGTTTGTGTTGGGTTCTTCAACCTCCACCTGGGTATTATCCCTTGGTGAAACCACTGCTAAGTCTGTGTGTGCCTTGATTTCAGCCAACTGATATTTACTAACGATAACGGTTGTGGTCTTCAGAGGAGGAAAGAACCTTCCTCCCCTGAACACACCCTTATCGCTGTTGTTCTTGACTTCTACAGTCAATCTAACCGCCATGGCACTCACCACCTATTAATCTGCTGGCTTCTCTTGGTCAATGAGTGCAACCACAGCACCGTTCTCGTCTTCATAATGACAGTCGGCTTCAATGGTCAGAACAAAGTCTGTTCTGCGTGCCTTAGCTTCACGTTCTCTCTCGATAGTAACCTCATGGAACACACCCCACGCCATGTTGTCAGGATGCTGGAGCATTGCTACCCTACCAGTAGCCTGGCTTGCTCTCTCAAGCATAGGACAGTAAATCACAGGGATACCCTTGTACATCAAGCCACCGCCCTCGGTTTGTGCCCTGTCACCAAGTGCAGTACCTCTCTTCTTGAGAAGGTCTCTGTAACCATCCTCAATTTCATAAGGTACATAGAACCTCCACTCGGCTCTGTTCACCAGGAACTCTTTAGGCAGTGCATCAAGCAATGCCTTCAATACGTTCTCCGGAAAGTCGTCGGCATTCGGGTCAAAGTCCTTGTCGGTACTTGCACCGTACACCTTGTTTTTAGCCTTCTTAATCCAACCATCAGTCAAACTTAACAGTGGGTCAGTAGCATTGCTGGTGTCGGCAAAGATTGCCCATTCCTCAAGGTCTCTACCTGCTGCCTCACCGAACAGGTCAACCAGAGTATTCTCAAATCCACCACGTTCAATGTTGCGTCTTAACGCTCTATCCTTGATTGCAGTGACTGCCTGCATTTCCTTCGCAACCAACTTGTTGGTAGCAAAGGCTGGCTTGGAGAATTCAGTCTCTTCAAGCACTTTCTGAGTACCGTCAGAGTTGTTGCCTACGGTAAGCACTCTACCAGTGAACCCTACACGGTCAATCTCGGTTACATGAGAGTTCATCTCGATGAAACGTGCTTCAGGCAAGATGACTGTTCTAGCCTGCATTGCACGGATGAACTGGTTAAACTTCTCAGGTGCCAGCACACTGTCACCCAGGCTCTCAACGGTAATGCTCTTGAATGCACCGTCAAGTCTTGCCAAAATTTCATCATTGCTGTAAGTCATGATTATCGAACCTCCTTATATGCTCTTTTTCTACCGAACAGGTCTCGGTCTTCCAATTGAGACTTCTTGGCTTCATTGCCTTCGTCTCCATCCTGCCCCTTCAATGATTTAGGTGCAGCATTCTTCTTGCCAATTCTGGCTTCAAGTTCATCAAGCTTCTCAAGAACCTTGGACTTGAATGCCTCTTCCTCTTGGCTGGTGGTTTCGTCAACTTCCTCGGTCTCAACCTCATCTGCCTTTGATTTCAGTGCCTCTATCTCAGCCTGAAGTGGCTCAACTGCAGACTTGACCGCTTCGTCAATCATGTTCTTTAAGTCTTCAGGTTTCATAGTCAAATCATCCTCCTTCTCATCATCAGGAACATCCTCCTTAACTGCACTATTGTTAGGAAACAAAACCTCCCTAACTTTCTGATACCAACTCTTTGACTTCTCTGCTGGAACCTCTTTGGATTTCAACGCAAAGAACTTAGCCTTCGGCACTGCTGGTTCATCAACTATGCTAACTGCTGCAGCAATCCAATCTTCTCCAAGGTCTCTCAGCAACGTTTTCTTCAGTGCCACTTCTGCACTTTTGCTGGCTGTCTCTAGTGTGGTTCGCCTGATACCCATAACGCTGTACCCAGTCAGTTCACCCTTCTCTACCATATCCCAGGTGGCTTCATCCAGTACCTTGCTTGCCAATACCCATGTACCTGCTGGCAGAATGGTCTTAACACCCTGCATATCAACCTCCATGTCCATAGGTAGCACATAACTCTCTACTGGCACTGCCACGTTGTTAAGTGTGTGCTGCAGGTCTACGTTACGGTAACTCTGCATCCACTCGTGTGCAGCCTGCTCAATTTTTTCTTTGGTGACAACCTCTCCGTCGCTGTCAGGTTCACCTGGCACTAACACTGCTGCATATGCTATATGCTTGCTGGCATTCTTCATGACAATTGGTCCAGTTAGCTCACATACGTTAAGCCCTTTGCTGGCAATGTCAATTCCTACCTCTTCCAAACGTTTAAGCACATACACGTTCTCCACTTCTCGTGGTAGCCCCAGGTAGACTTCTGTGTCACCTCTCATATAAGGAACCTCATACAACTTACCACTAACTTCATCTCGGACTATCACTGCATCGTCAAACGTGTGTATCACGTAGAAGTCAGTAATATCACCTTGACTAGAGTCGTGGTTATCTAGCTCCCTATACACCTTTGTTCTTAGTCTCTCCATGATAACTTCATAGCTGTCGTTGACTCTTCTGCTCACCTAGTCATCACCTCCTAACCTCAATCAAATCACTCTCTCGGAAATAACTGGCTCCTGGTGGTGCCATCTTTCCTTCTGGCATCAGGAATGGTACCGTTCTGCACCTGCAGTTAATCCATTCCTTGATTGTGCCTTGCCCACCACTTCTATCACCTGGATAATACAACCCATTGCTGAAAGGTTCTCCCACTCGCACTATCTCACCGTGTATATTAACGTGGCTTCCCCTTACCCTCTCATCTAGTGCTGTATACCACATGTGATATCTGACACCAAGCTCCTGCTCGGTCAGGTAGGCTCCTTCGTTCTGGAATGAGTTAATTTCTGTTCTTGCAACTCGTCTCAATTCGTAGTCTTGCATAGCCTGGAACACCTGTCGTAGTTCCTCGGCTGCATCATCTATTCCAAGCCCATTAGCATAACTGTTAGCCAAGTTCTGCATCACATTACCTGTAACCCTGCTAATGGTGTGCTGGCTTGCTGTGAACACATGTTCCATAATTATCTTCTGAACCCTCTCAGAGAACTCACTGAAGGATACACTCACACCCAGTCTTTGCAACTCTCTGATAATACGGTTCCTGCCATATCGTGCTGCCTGCAATGCCTCTTCCCCCAACGTCTCCTTGTAACTATCACTGGCTCCAAGGATATGGGATATAACCAATCTCATGGTGGCGTCGTCTGTTGGTAGTCGATTACGTCTCAGTAGCTCCTGGATAGTACGCTCGGCAACCTCTGCAAACAACTCCTGCAGCTTTCTGGTTAACCTAGCTTCGGCTCTTAGCTGGCTTGCTGGCAACTGCTTTAAGGCTCGTAAGTATATCAATGATTTCTCTATCTCCAAAGCCATCTTGGTCGCTAGCATGCTTCTCTGCCACCTCCAATAACCTATCCTGCAGGCTTAACAATGTTGCTTCTACTTCAGGTGCCAGGTCTACCTCCAAAGTAATTGGCATTCCATTCAAGTAGTGTGCATCCATAGCTGGGTGGTCTACTGGCTCTAGTCCAAACCTATCTCCAAAGTAGTGGATAAGCTGGTTCGGTGTCATTGCTGCATTCCTAAACAGCTCGGTAGCCATCTCCATGTCATGCTTCTCATCCTGGGTATCAATTTCTGCGAACTTGAATTCCCAGTCGAATGCCTCAAACCCTTCCCACAAGATATACTTGTTAATCATACTCTCAAGCATTTCCTGTCTTGGTTCAATGACGGAACGCTTGTATATTTCAGTTGACTCTTTGGCTGTGTTGCCTCCTAGAGAACCTGTCTCAGCTATACCCAAACGGTATGGAGGTACACCGTGTGCTGCCAGAATTTCATCCCTGTTGTCTTGCCTGTACAATCTAAAGCTGGCTTCTTTGACTTCGGTACTCAAAGGCTTGAACTCAATATTGACTTCTCCCTGCCCCTCTATAGTAGGCACAGACATAATCAGTGTTGAGTGTGGAGACTTGGATAACTCGTTGAAGTGTTCCTCAATGCTCCTCTCAAACTCGCTCTTGCCTTGCTCATCTAACTCACCTGGGTCAAAGTTACCTGTAATGAACACTGCATAAGCTGGCACACCCCAGTTGTCAAAGAATGCTATATTGTAGTCTCGTCTGGCAATGTCACCATGCACTGCTCCCAGTGCTGGTATAATATCAGGTAATCCATAATAGTCACTACGTGGTGTGTAGTTGACGAACCACATGATTTCAGTAGCTCGATATTTAGGTGGGATTGAACCTAGTGGTTTAATTTCACCTGTATCACAGTGAACATCATACTCGAACCCTATACGCTTGAACCAACGTCTCTTGTTGCCACGTATCTGCACGAATCTGTTGCCATCCTTATGAATTCGTACTGTATGTGCTGGCATATGAACCAGGTTGGCAGGCTCCCCGTCTGGGTCATAATTCACCCTTGTCAGCTCGGCACAGCCATAACCTATTGCCTCATAGTCTAGCATTATTTTGTCAAAGGTCTTACTTACTGGCTCATGCATCTCGCTGAAGAAGTCATCAAGCTTCTTGTACTGCTCGTCGCTTGGATTCTCCTTCAACGGTCGCAAACTCCATCCCAGCCCTGCTGTATCCCTTGCCTTGGTCTTGCAGGCTCTATAGTGGTACGTGTTCATCTCCAGCACCCTTGCCAGTGCTTCTGGATTGTACAACGGTTGCACCAGCCCCTGGGTATATGAACTCTGGAAACTGTCTGCAAGTATCTGCTTGCTGTCACTCTTTATTGCATATTGTTGTAAGATATCATCTCTCACCACTTTACCACTCTTAGTTACATACGCAAATGGTCTGTTCATTCAATCACCACCTTCCTACACTTCTTGCTCTAAGTCTCACTGGCTTAATTTCCTTCTGTTGTGCGAATGCCAACATCAAGGCATCAGCTCTGTCAGGAGAAGGTAAACCTCTCTTCTTCATATCATCCTTGCTCTCAATCTGTATCTGTCCTCTGCTGTTAATCTTGTACTTGATGTTGGACAGTTGACTGATAAGCTCCTCGTCATCCTCAATGTCTATGTCACCTGACTCGAACCGTTCTCTCAAGCCCCACCACCATTCGGCACGCTTATTGGCAAACCGTTCACTGTCAGTTGCAGCCATTCCTGAACGCATTTCTAGTGCAGGTTCCCCTAACTCTTTCAGTCGGTCGTATACTCCTGCTCCTAGCCCATCTGCATCCACCTTTATCTTAGTAGCCTTGGTTTCCTTCCTGCTCTTAACACACAGTCCTGTTGTCTCCATGGTATCGCCCATTGCCTTAGTCAGGTATAGCCTTGCTACAGAACCTCGTCTTATAACCCAAACACTCTCGTCTTGTCCATACCTTGCAACGTCTACACCTAATTCTATAGGCTCTCCAGGTTCCAGCTCCCTCTTCACTGCTGCCTCTATCCAGCTCAACGGTATTAGTGTGTCGTCTCCTTGTTCTGGGAACTGTCCTAATACCCTCGCCTGGTATAGTGGTGAGTCCTTACCCCATCTCTGATACCTCTTGGTAACCCACTGTGGAGTTACTAGATACGGTGCTGGCAACTCACCTGTAATCTTGTCCTGCCAAGTTCCATTGGCAATATCCTCCTCGGTTATGCCAAAGGTCGTGAAGTTCGGTGTGTCATATGCACTGATGTAGAACTTCTTTATACCAGGTGTCTTGAATGCTTGCCCAAACCTGCCTGCTGCATTGGTTGGATTTCCTATCAGTAACAACCTGGAATGTTCGCTTGTAAGAACACCGTCAATTGCTTCATATATTTGTTCACTCACCCCTGCAGCTTCGTCAACTATTACCAGAATGTTGACTTCGTGGAAGCCCTGGAAACGGTCTGGGTCATACTCTGGTGCTGTAAAGCCCCATGCCCACCAGTTGGTGTCTAACTTCAGCTCCTGGGTAAGTAGCTTACCTCCCAACGGTATTCTTGACCTACCGTGTGCTAACCTTATCTCTTTCCACAGAATACCTTTAACCTGACGGTCTGTAGGTGCTGTGGTAATCACCACGCTTGGCTTATGATTGAACAGATACCACAGTGCAACGTTTGCTGCAGTAAAACTCTTGCCTGCACCGTGGCAACTGGCTACAACGGTTTCTTGATTGTTCTTAACTGAATTGATGATTTCCCGTTGTGTACTCCACAGGTTGTTACCTAATATATTACTTACCCACCATTCAGGTTCTTGCTGGGAACGTTGTAGCACTGCCTTTGCTACACCTGTACTAATCATCTACACCAACGCTCCCGATTATATCAATCCAAGTCTCCATCACACTTGCCTTCCTACCTTCAGCATCAGTTCCCAGTAACTCTGCCTTGGTCTTCAAGCTGGTGTTGATGTTGGAGTTCAGCACTCTCAGGAAGTCAACCAGTGGTTTGGGTGCTAGCTTGCTCTCCAGCTTTTCCTTCATAAGTTCAACGGTTCGCACATACATGGCATAATCCTTCTCAATCATGTCATCAAGTTTCTCAAGCTCTGTCAGATTGCCTTCTATATATTTGGCTTGCAACAACCTGCTCTTCTCTTGTGCTGCATCAAACTCTTCTTCCTTGAGTTTGGCAAGGTCTTTTGCCTTCTTCTCCGTGTACACCTTCTTGACGTCTTCCTTGCTTACAAAGTGGTCTTTCATATGACGCCAAATAGATGTCCTACTGAAGAACTCCCCCAGCTCCTTTGTGCTTCGTTCCTCTGCTTCAACCAATGTCATCTCACCACTGGTCATCCACTCCTCAACGGTTGCCCTGTGTGGTGAGTTACATATCTTACATCTGCTGGAGTACCCTATCACCTTCATCCACCTTCACCTCCCTCTTCTCGCAAATTCTTCTCAGTTTCCTCCTCTGCTTCTCTCTCAAAAGAAACAAAGTTGATTTTTCCTATACCTCTTCACATTATATTATATCTCATCTCAAGAGAAAAAGCACATAGTTTATCAGTAATTTCAGAAATATTTCTTGATTATTTGGTTGGAACTTGCTAACTTTACTCCGTGCATCTCGTGTGGCTCCCCTCCTGGAACATAGGAACCGTATTTTACCCATATGCCATCTGGTTCGCCAAACCTCTTGATGAACTGCTCCTCGGTCATACCAGTGTAAATCATCACCTGTAGCCCTGCTTCCTTGCATGCATGAATAAGTGCCTGCATTTCTGTAGGCTGTTCTGTCCATTCCAATCCACCCAGTACAAGCCCCTCGTTGAAGAAGTTGCTACGAACCCCTTCAACGATTTCTTGTACCTCCTGTGTTCTAATGAGTGAGTCGTCGTTCTTGAGTTGTTCATTGTGGCACCCTGGACAACCCCTGCTGCATCCTATGGCACATATTCTTGCTGCCAGGAATGGTGCCTCACCATACACGGTGTGTTCAATTCCCTTGTGTCTTATCATCATTCCAACACCAACTGCCTTCTATCTCTGAACTCACTCTTCTTACCCTTATTGAAATATCTCACCTTCCTGATGTAGCCCGTTACTCTCTGGTACAGTTCCACCTCACTACCACAGATAACACACTTGCCATGGTCGTGGTCAACCATACCGTGCTTGTCACAGAAAGCATTTATTGGGGAAAGGCTGATATATGGTAGTCTGTAATTCTCACACACTGTTCTGACCGTGTGCTTGGCTTGTCTTGCAGAAATTGGTCCATCAAGATAGAAGTGGACAACGGTTCCACCTGTGAATAACACCTGTAGGTCATCTTGGTGGTCAACTAACTGCTTCACACTCTCTACCTCACACACTGGCATATGGCAACTGTTGGTATAGTATGGTGCATCCTCGGTTCCTTGGGTGATGATGCCTGGGTACTGTTCCAGGTCTTTCTTAGCAAGGCTATACGTACACCCTTCTGCTGGTGTTGCCTCTAAGTTGTAGAAGTTGCCTGTTTCCTCCTGGAAGTCAGACAGCTTATCTCTCATGAAGTGTAGAACCTCTATACTCCAAGCCTTACCTTCCTTATCTGTGATACCACAACCCAGCATATTCTCACACATCTCATTTAAGCCAATGACTCCAATTGTGGAGAAGTGATTATGCAGTGTTCCCACGTATTCCATGTATGCAGGTATGGCATTAGTGTCCAGAATATTCTTCTGCAACCACTTACGCTTGATTTCCAAGCTCTCCTTGGCAAGCTCCATACGTTCCTCCAGTAGTTCGTAGAATAACCTCATGTCACCCCTGCTCTCGTATGCAATACGTGGCATGTTGATAGTAACCACACCTATGGAACCTGTGCTGTCTGCACTACCGAACAAACCTCCATTCCTCTTCTTGAGTTCTCTAAGGTCAAGGTTCAGCCTGCAGCACATACTACGCACGTCTTCCACCTGTAGGTCAGAGTTTATGAAGTTGGCGAAATACGGATAGCCATACTTACCTGCCATCTCCCATAACCCCTGCAGATTGGGATTGTCCCAGTCAAAGTCCTTATGAATATTATATGTCGGTATTGGGTAGCCAAATGGTCTTCCATCTGCATCACCCTCAAGCATGAGTTCGAAGAATGCCTTGTTAATCATGTCCATTTCCTTCTGGCACTCTCCATAGGTGAAGTCAAGCTGGTTCGTACCCACCCACACTTTCTCATCCTTTAGGTCTCTCGGTGGTGTTAAGTCGAATGTCATATTGGTGAATGCAGGCTCGGCTCCAACCCTGCTATTTGAGTTAAGGCTGAATATTAAGTTCTGTAGGTTTTGCTTGGTCTCCTCGAATGATAAGTTGTCAACTCTCACGAACGGTGCCAGTAGGGTATCCACACTGTTGAAGGCAACTGCTCCCTTAATCTCATTCTGGAATATGGTTGCCAGGTTCACGATATGGTTGATGATTGACGCAAAGTGTTTAGCTGGCTTACTTCGTGGGATATTCGGTACACCTGTAACACCCTTCTGGATAATCTGCTTCAGGCTATAGCCACAACAATACAGTGTCAGCCCTCCCAGGTCATGGATATGAAAATCACCTCTTCTATGGGCATCGGCTATCTCACTTGGATACACCACATTCAACCAATACTCCTTCGCAACCTCCTCTCCAAAGTACCTTTGCATGGCACCAAAGCTAAACGGTGCATTACTGTTCTCTTCTACCATCCAGGTCTTCCTGTGCAGGTAGGACTCTACTAACTGTTTACTGTTCATTGATTAACCTCCTTACATTGTTGAATTAGAAACTGAAAGCCCACATAAAGTGTAGACTTTCAGCTCTACCTAATTATATCTGCTCTCTCTTAATACAACCCTCTATTCAGCAATTAATTTTATCAAGGTCTGGTTGTACCCACTTCCTGCTAGCTAGGAAGTCACACAAATGCACGAACCACTCCAGTTCGTCGCTTGGTCTGGGTGTATCCCAGTTACCCATATGACTGGCTATGCACCTGCCAACTCTCCACCTGACGGAACCTTCTGGTGCATCACTACAGTACAGTTCCTGGGCAATCCTGCCATGTCCTGATACCGTGTGGTCTGCTCCTTCCAGCCCATGTTTGCAGGTGTCGTGTAGGATTAGTGCTGATATAGCAATATCCTCCTCCAGTGGTGTGAACCTCTCAAGGTCGAACAACTGTAATGCAATGTACACTGCAACCCTGGTATGTCTTACTAACCCTCCCTCACCTTGTGCAAACTCTGGGTGGTACTTACCTGTGCTGCTGGCTGGTACCTTCCAAAAGTAGTCAGGTGCCTTCTGCAGGCACTCCTCTGTCCAGGCTCGTAGCTTGTCATTCTTAATCCACCTGGTACAACGTTTCAGCTCTTCCATACACCCTCACCTCCACAATTTGTACAACGCCACATGCCATTAGGGAACAAGTAGAATATCTGTTGTCCATCCTCATCCCTCTCCCTTTCGGTCTTACCACAGTTTGGACAAGCCTTTGCTGATTCTGGTTCAGGTTCAGGTCGTGGCTGTCCTCTAACATCCCTGGTTATGATTATCCTACATAAGGCACTTACAGATATCCCCTGTTCCTCGGCTCGCTCCTCTAATGCCCTAATGGTATCCTCATCCAGGTACACGCTAATGCTCTTCTTAACCAAAAACAAAAACCCCCTTTTTCGTCGAATTTGGCTGAATTTCAAGTTCGGTTTTTTGTCATCTAAGCCCCACGTCGGCTAACCTCGTTAAAACGTCGTAAAAAATTCACCTTGATTCACCTTGATTCACCTTGAAACACCTTGAAACAAGGTGAATTTCACCCACTTTTTCACCTTGATTCACCTTGATTCACCTTGAAACACCTTGAATCAAGGTGAATTTTTAACTGGGTTTATCAGTAAAACTGACAAATTTTAACTGTCTCAGCCACTGACAACACAATTTTCATGGTTTATCAGCTGATAAACCCCTAAAAAGTCGGCTTAAAACCAAAAATCTTCCTCCCCACCCATTTCTGATTTTGAAATTTTCACAAATGCCTTGTGACGAAAATATTTTTGGAAAGCATTTTAGTGGGGAGGATGAAATTTCAAATCAAACCGATATTATTACTGCTGATTTCAAGCAATTCAGTGATATTTGAAGCAATCCCAAGCAATCACAAGAACGTGGGTTCAGGTACCTGCCACTCCTCACCCTCGAATGGTTCAGGTGCAACGTCGGTGTAGGTCTCTCCTCTCTTGATACGTACAATGGTGTTGACTGGTACTTTGAACCCCTCGGCAATAGTCTCAACTGTCATACCCTTGTTCAGTAACAGTTTGATACGTGCCACCTGCTCATAAGTCAACTTTCTTTCATTCCAAGTCTTGTTACGCTTGATGTCGCTAATGGTGTTCGGCTTCACACCATACATAGCTGCAACTTCCTTGTTCTTATACCCCATAGCCAATAGCTTACGAATCTCCTGCACCTGGTTCCATGTCAGTGTGTTATTCATTAAGCTCACTCACCTCCCTTATTCCTGCTGTGAAGAACTGCCAATATAGTGCATGCCTTACACTGTCTCGGCTGTGTCTCTGCCCACGGTCGTACAATCCTAGTTTCTTCAACCTGTCATCTCCAAAGAACTTCTTCTGTGCAGGTGATTGCTTCACCGTCGGTATGCCTGCCTTGTATGCAATCCACTTGATTACACCTATCACCTGTGGTGTCTCGAACTCGTTACCTATCATAGCCTTGGCACTGCTCCTGCGTAAGGCATAGCTCTCGTAGATTATCAGGTCAAGCTCTCCAACCTTCTCTTCCAGTTTATGGAGGAACTCGGTTATACCAAGTTCCCCTTGCTCTACTCTTTCGGTGCCATTCCATACAGAATAACCTATCGTCTCACCTGGGTCTATACTGATGTATCTCATTCCCCAATCACCTCGATTAACTCCCCGTTAATCCCTCTGAAGAATATGGCTCTCTTACCCCACTCGGTAATCATGATTTCCTTCTCATACACCACGTCGTGTTCCTCCAACCAACACTCCACACAAGGAACCTCTATTGCCACGTGGTTCTCCACGTCTCCGTTGTCCTCGATTAACTCCAGAACCGTGTCATCCATGTACACGTATCCTAGACGAACTCCTATACTCTTCAGGTTGAAGGTGTCTCCCTCGGTGAACCCTATCTCCTTGTAGAAGGCTATAGCTTCCTCAAGGTCTCTTACTACAATTGCCGTATGCATTATCTCTCCTCCTCTTCTTCTGCCATATTTTCACAATCAATATTAATATCAAACGTACCTACCATATCCTGTTTTTGTAATTCTTCGAACAGCCAATTTCTAAATTTTTCGAAATCATATATTTCTATCTTTCCGTTTAAATAACATTCAGACATAATCTTTAACCTCCTTTCCCAAGGTATAAAACCCTGCACCCACTGTTGATAACCCAACAGAACCCATTTTACAAGGTCGTTTTTCTGGCAACTCCCTTGTTTACGTTGTAGTAGGTTTGTTTCCTCCCCTTTTCCTTCCTGGTCTGCTTTAGTTGCTCAATACGTTCAATGTACTTCTCTTCTGTGGATATCCTCTGCAACGTGGTTAGGTAATAGAACCCTCGGCTCCTCGGTAGCTTGCCTTTCTGCACCAAGTTGATTGCCGTCTTTGCTGCCTTGAGACTCTTCAAGTGGCTATGTCCATTCTCCCATTCCTTCTTTGTATTATAGACTATAAACCCTTCTGAAACCTTGAGAATAATGAATTCGTCTTTCCTGTATATTACCATACACACCCTCCTACATTACCCTCACCCTCGCTGCATAGACTTTCTGGTATTGCTTGCTGTACTCTCCTGTCACTACCACTATACTGTCTTCGGTAATACCATTCAGCTCCTCTTGTAGGGTAATGTCGGCATACTTGTATCTGTTAATTGTTACATTTACTGTGCCAGTCTCATCTGCTAACTCCATATGAACATACTTCTCATACTCTGGGTCACGCACGTCGTACACTCTGCCTTGACTCTCAATCACCTCCCTCAAGTTCTTCACTTGCATCTTGAGAACCTTGCCTGCTATACGAACATACTCACCAGGCTTAATACTGTCAATGGTATCACGTTGTGGAACCATTTCCAGCTTCTTCTTGAGTTCCTCTAACCCCAGGTAGTCACAGTCTCCTTCCTCTGGTTCAAAGGCTCCAGCCTGCTCCAGTATCTCCCGAACCTTACCTGTAGGCTCTTCTCCTTGTTCAAGCTTCTCAGCATTCTTTGGTCCAATTCCCTTCAGTGTCAGGTAGCCAGCTCGCAACCCTCCACGGTCGATTGTCCAGGTGGCTTTGCTCCTGCCAAACTTGACACCATACACCTTGCCTCCAGCCTGGATATACTCTCTTAAGAGACTCTCCTTGTCTGGCTCTGCTACCAGGTTAGCCCAATAAAACTCTAGTGGGTAGTGTACCTTCAGGTACATGCAATAGTATCCCAGGAACGTGTAACTGGTACTGTGTGCCACGTTGAACCCATAGGCACCAGACTCTCCACACCTGTGCCATATCTCTTCACCAAGCTCTGGGTCATCTTTGAATGCCTGTAGGAACCTTTCCTTAATACCTGCCAACTTCTCAGCTCCCTGCTTCTTGGTTATAAGCTTACGAACTGCTGTTACGTCTGCCCAGTCTAGGTTACCTGCCTCTCTCAGTATTTTCATTATCTGTTCTTGGAACAGTATCTGCCCTCTGCTCCTGGCTGTGTGCTTGGTTACAACTGGGTGGATATCGTCGCTCCAACCGTTGATATATGCATCAGTTGCACCACTTTGTATTGGTCCAGGTCTTGAGAGTGCATTAATGTCAATAAGCTCCTGGAACTTGGTCGGTTTAATTTGCTTACAGACTCTCTTGGTAGTGGCACCCTCGAACTGGAATATCCCCTGGAAGGCATCGGATGCAAAAGCTTTATAGGTTTCTTTATCATCCAGTGGTAAATTGTACAACCATTCGCTGTCCTTACCTATTGCCTTCAGGCAATTATCTAGTATAGTCAACGTCTTCAGTGACAGAACGTCTATCTTCATTAGCCCTAAGTACTCTGCATCCCTGTGGTCAAGCATGATGTTCCTACCCCTACCAAGTGTGGTGTACTTCTCCAGCTTGTCGCTCGCTACAATCATACCTGCAGCATGCACGGTCAACTGTCTAATCATGCCTTCAACCTTGGCAAGGTAGCTGTGTTCTGGCCAACGTTCTTGAATAATCTCCTCGACATCCTTGGTTCCACCGTTCTCAATGAGTTCGTTCTTTGCTTCCTCAATCTCAGACTTCGGTATCTTGAACACCCTGCCTATATCGTCTAATAGACTCTT